CCCTGCCGTTGTTTCCGAAACAGGCGGCTAACAGTCTGGTAACTGAAACGCTGCAATATTTTGTTTTATTTTGCAGGTATGACTATCATGCAATTCTTGCAAAATGCTTAATTATAAACGATTTACGTTTAATTCGCACCATTCTGTTTTTTATTGCATTTCTAAATATTACTTATTGGGCGCGCCACACATGGGCTAGTTTAGCAAGAAATAAAGCCGGAGTACCAAAAGCAGACATCGACTTCTGTCTTGGCCATGTGAACAATGACTATAAAATGGCTGATATTTACATTGATATAGATTATAGTATTTGCGACAAGGCAAATCGCGCTGTATTGGATTTATTGCAAAAAAAAGAAGAAAAAAAAGACTGAAACGTTTGCAAATACAAAAACTCTCTCTATATTTGCAAACATAATGGTGTTGAGCTGGATAAAACAATGATTTTATCCGGCTTTTGTTGTTCCTATACAATTTAATAGCTTTTAATTACTGAAACCTATCTCCTCTTTATGTTATGCGCCAAAAAACAATGACGCATGGAAATTACAGTATCAAAAACAGCTTTATCAGATAAGCTAAAATCAGTCGGGCGAATTATACAGCCTAAAAACTCATTACCTGCCTATGACAACTTTTTGTTTGTTGTCGATGATTTTGGAGTCATTCTAGTAACTGCAGGAGAAGAAGGAGGACGCATCTCTACAAACATTGATGGTACCGCAGACTTCACCAATTACACTTTTATGGCTAATGCCAAAACATTACTTGACGGATTAAAAGAGATTCCCGAACAACCCTTGATTATATCTATCCTCGAAAAGGAGTTGATTGTTAAGTATGCAAACGGTAAGTTCTCAATACCCCTTGAGAAAGGAGATCAATACCCATCTATGAGCACGGATGATACTGCCAGCCCAATTCTTGTATCAGGCAATGATCTATTATACGGAATAAGGCAAGTATTGTTTTGTAGTGCTAATGATGAACTTCGCCCAGTACTGAACGGAGTTTATTTTGATATAGGCCTGGATTCTATGTCTTTTGTTGCAACCGACGGCACCCGTCTAGCGATGATTGAGAATTCGTCTCCTTACACACGAAAAGAACGGGCGGCCTTCATCCTGCCAAGCAAGTTTGCTAAAGTACTTTCTAACATTGTTTCGGAAGATTGCATGGAAGTAGAAATCTCGGTAAACAAGACCAATATTTTAATTGAATTTGATTCATACCGGTTAATCTGTCGTATGATCGAAGGCCGATTCCCTAATTATCGTGCTGTTATCCCTCAAAAACAACCTAATCGTGCAGTATTAAAGAAGACTGATATAGTATCAGCTCTAAAGCGTGTATCTGTCTTCTGTTCCGAATCCTCATCCTTGGTGGTACTCAAGTTTGATCCTACTTCTCTTAAAATTGAAGCTCATGATTTAGACTTTTCTAAATCAGCAGAAGAAACGATCACCCTGCAGTCAGGCTGTAATATTGAAATTGGTTTTAAGAGCAGCTTCTTAATAGAAATGATAAATAACATTCCTTCGGAAGATATTACTATCAGCATGAGTGATCCATCAAAAGCCTCAATCTTTACCCGCTGCGATGAAGAAGTTCGTAGTCTTACTTATTTACTAATGCCTTTATCAATCAACTATTAATATGGAAAAACAAAATTCATTCAAACAGACCATTCAATCTTACTTGGATAAGCGGGCAAAGTCTGATGAACTGTTTGCTGTAGCCTATAGAAAGAAGAATAAGAGCATTGATGAGTGTCTTGCCTATATTATGGGCGAGGCTCTCAAAGAAAGTAGCATGATAAGTTCTGGAATAAAAGGATGCGGGATGGATAATGACATAGTATTCGGAATGGCGGTCCATTACTACGATGAAGATGATATCAAAGTTAATAAGCAAACTAATTATAAGGTATCAGCTGTGAGTGTGAAAAAAGAAGCATCTACAGAACAACCAGAAATTAAAAAGCCTGCTTCTGCCCCTAATAAGCGTAAAGGGATGAAAAAGCAAATACCTTCCGGACAATTTTTATTATTTGAAGACTTATGAAGCCAAGAACGAAATTACAGCTTAGAGTAGCAGGTTTAAGTAGCCAGCTACCTAATATTGAGAATATGATGATTGACTGGGCTAAAAGCGATTGTTTAAAACATATAGGATATGCAACCAAGTCACGTGTTATATGTATGGAGTGTGGGCAGCGCTTCTCTCCAGAACTTGTAAAACGTAAGCGTGCTATTTGTCCTCATTGTGGTGCATCCTTGAAGATAGAACAGTCAAGGAAGCGTACAGACAAACAATCGATGTTTATTGCCAAAGCGGAAATTTGTGAAGAATTCCAAGTTATCCGAAGTTTTGAATTGATTGCTTACTATCAGGCAGAAGCGAATCCTCGTTATTTTATTCGTGAGATACTGCAACATTGGATAAAAGATGATGGCAACCGGGAGGTAGTAGCTCGTGCTAACAATACGGGACATTGTGGATGGTGTGGAGATTTGGAGATACGTAATAAAGTTGTTGGATCATATTATTACAGTTGTAGTAATGATGTTTATTGTGAACGCTATCATCCAGCCTCAGTCTTTAGACCTAAGTATATTCAAATGGGTATAGATTGTAAATTACGCGGTATGTCATTTCTTACTGCCACCAATACAATTCCCCATTCTCCCAAGGCTGAAACACTTCTAAAGGCAAGACGTTATGAATTAATAGATTATTTCGAGGGACACCGTTACAAGATTGATATGTATTGGCCGTCTATTAAAATTTGCCTTCGAAATAAATATCGGATTAAGGATGTTTCCATGTGGTTTGATTATCTGAAACTACTTGAACATTATCGTAAGGATCTGCATAACGCCCATTACGTTTGTCCTAAGAATCTAAAAAAAGCCCATGACTTGTATGTGGCGAGAAAGAAACGTGATGATGAAAAAGAACGCAAGGCCAAAGAAATGCAACAATTGCTTAAACTCAAGAAGGATGCAGAGAATTATATCAAAGAAAAATCGAAGTTCTTTGACCTAAAAATGTCTGATGGTAAAATAGTCGTAGTACCGCTCAAAAGTCTTGAAGAGTTTCAACAAGAAGGTGAAATCATGCACCATTGCGTCTTTACAAATAAATATTATAAAGAAAAGGATTCACTCATTCTTTCTGCTCGAATCGGCAAGAAACATATTGAGACCGTAGAGGTCAATTTAAAGACATTCAGTATTGTTCAGTCCCGTGGAGCCTGCAATAGTAATACCGAGTACCATAACCGTATTATCGGACTCGTGAAAAAAAATATGAACTTAATACGTCAGAAACTGACGGCATAGCATACAATGACCTATATAGATTATATAAACCAATTTTGGAAGATGAATCGAAGTGTAGAATTCAGCCCGAACGAAGTCTTTTTGTACTTCTATCTCTTGAATGAGTGCAATATTCGGGGTTGGCAGAATCCGTTTGAACATCCCAACAAGACTATCGTCCTCGCAACCGGTATATCAGAGAAGACCGTCATTGAAGTTAGGAACAGATTGCAGCAAAAAGGTTTAATAACTTTCGAATCGGGTAAAAAGAATGCAAAATCGCCAGTTTATTACTTACTTGACGAAAGTAAAACGGTAAGTAAAGAGGTAAGTAAAACGGTAAGTAAAAGGGTAAGTAAAACGGTTAACATTAAAGATAAGACTAAAGACAATAAGACAATATCTCCCTTACGCGTGGGAGATCTGTTTCCGGCTGATAGTTTTTTCGACAAGTCTTTGGACGACTGTTATACTGAACTTAAATCGAATCGATCATGGGCGGAAACAGTAACGATGAATACTCGTTCTTCCGGAAACCCTGATTTCACGCTAGAAGCCTTTTACGGGTTTCTGGAGAAGTTCTTTATGAAATTGCAGAATGAAGGAGAAACGGCGAAGTCGCCTAAAGATGCGATGTCTCACTTTGCCCGATGGCTGACATTTGAACTTAAAAACAAGAAAGATGAACGGAGAATTAATAAAAACAGGGATGCAGACAGTACTAAGCCCGTCGCAGATAGTCCAGGAGACAGCAGTAATCCGAAAGGAGCTAACTCCGATACAGAAGGCCTTACGAGCTGGATCGACAGCCTCTCAATTGGTCACTGAATGGAGTGGAACAATCGCACAATTAAACTGTAATGTCTCATTGTTTGATGTGGCCAATGCAGAGAATATCCCTACTCTAGCTGACGTAAACAGGAGCTTTAGCAATTCGACATCAGTAGAGATTATTACTGAACATTTGAAATCAGTATTAAGATATGCCGGCGTTGAACTAACCGATGCTCAACTAGCGGAAACAGCCTTATCAATTTTGTCTAGTTACTGGTACCTGAACTTAGCCGAGTTATGCATTTTCTTCTCCCAGCTAAAAAATGGCAGCCGAGGACAATTTGTATGGGGGACGAAAATCAACAATCAAGCTATCATGGTAGCACTTGCCGATTTTTGCAAAGACAGACGCCGTGAGATTGAGCATAGAGAAAATGAACTTGTACGAAAAAAGGCTGAAACTGGCTATGCGCGTAACGAGAACTTGATTAAAGATATCGTTACGGGAGTTCAAAATACCAGAAGAGAACGAGAAAAAGCAAAACAGGATTTCAAGGCCTTCTGTGAGCTATTTCCATATCTGCCTGATAAGTATGAGCCCAAGGTACTTTGGAAAGCATGGGGAGGCAATAAAGAGGCTCTACGTAAGATTTACGGTGAAAGTATTCCTCCCCCTGATGTAACCGAAATGGATATCGGGATGTATTTGTGTAATTACAACATTGCCAAGGGTAAAGAGTTGGAAAAATAAATGCGGCCGGCGTACCACCACCGACCGCATTCATAAGTATAAAGCTTTGTATTGCTATTAGGAACAGCAAATATATAAAATCTTTATGCATATGGCAAGTGAAGCAGTAAATAATTACATAACTAAGCGCTACGAGCGATGGCTTGATTACTCTTTGTATCATTGTGGGCTTGCTGGTATTTCAGACGAGGCAACAGATGTCCTAAATGAGGTCATATGTTCGCTCCTTCAGAAGCAAAGCAAGCTACTTGATAAATTACTCGACACAAAGAAAAATGGCTATACAGAGCTTGATTTCTTTGTTTTGAAGATGATAAAGTTGAACGCATCCTCTCCTACTTCACAGTACCGGAGTAGATACAAACCTTTACCAGTGGATGATAATGTAGATTATTCGAGGCTTGATATCGAGGATATTCCAGGTGATTCAGTAGATCGAAATGCTGAAATATTAGACAGGCTGCATTTAGTAAGAGATACATTTGAAAGCTTGGAACTCGGAGATTTAGCTGCACAAGTGTTTGAGTTTCATTTCTTCCAGGATGGAAATTTCTCTGAATGGGAAGGCCCGGAGACTTTAAAGCAGCTATATGAGATATATAACGGAGTACAAGAACTTATTAGAAAGAAAATAGCCGGGGAATCTATATTTTAATTGAAATTCCTTGGTCATGGAAGAAAAAGTAGAAATTAAGATTGATCCCCGGAACTATCGTATCCATGGGGACGAAAACAAGCGGCTTATCCACAAAAGCCTTGTTGAATGTGGAGCTGGTCGGTCCGTATTGGCCGACCGTGATAATGTGTTAATCGCTGGAAACGGCGTCTATGAAGAAGCTCAAAAGTTAGGTCTCAAAGTGCGTGTTGTAGAGTCTGACGGTACCGAGCTTATTGTTATTAAACGCAAAGACTTATCTACGGAAGATGAAAAGAGAAAACTGCTGGCCTTAGCGGACAATCATACTTCCGATACTTCTGAATTCGATTGGAAGTTAGTGATAGAAAACTTCTCGTCTGATGTATTGAATGATTGGGAGTTTTCAGTAGACGAGATCGAACTTTCGACTGATATCCTTAATTCTGCCGATGAGAAAGATAATAATCTTTATACAAAAAAAATAGTATCTCCAATCTACACACCGACTGGTAATAAACCTGCAATATCAGAACTCTATAATCTTGAAACTTACACTTGTCTGATGAAACAAATTCAGGAGTGTAATTTAGACAAACAGACTAAAGATTTTCTTCAGATTGCAGCTTCAAGGCACATTGTTTTCGATTATGGAAAAATTGCTGAATTTTATGCTCATTCAAACAACATCATTCAAAATTTAATGGAAAATTCAGCTCTTGTCATTATAGATTTTAATAAAGCTATTGAACTAGGATATGTTTGTTTAAAGAAAGAATTGTCAGACTCATATTTGGAGGATTATAGCAATGATGAAAAATAATAGCTTCGTTGCATTGATACTTACACATGGGCGTCCAGACAATGTACATACAGTAAAAACATTACGGAAATGTGGATATACAGGTGATATTATCATAGTATTAGATAATGAAGATCTGAAGATAGATCGTTATCGCAAAAACTACGAAAACATATATGTATTCGACAAAAAAGAAATAGCATCAGAAACAGATGAGGGTGATAACTTCAATGATCGTCGAGCTATTATTTATGCGAGAAATGCTTCTTTTGAAATAGCAAAAGAAAAAGGCTACCAATATTTTATTGAGTTAGATGATGATTATACGGAATTCTCATACACTTATAATCAATACGGTGAAATGAAGCAGAAAAACATTATCAATCTTGATAAAGTACTTGATGCTCTAATTGATTTCAAGAATAAAACAGGTGCTTTAGCTGTTGCATTAGCTCAAAGAGGAGATTTTATCGGAGGAAAGCAGAATAATATAGTTCGTGGTGAATTACTTAAACGGAAAGCTATGAACTCATTTATCTGTGATACAAACATGCCTTTTAAGTTTTTTGGTAAAATTAATGAAGATGTAAACACTTATACCTTACTGGGTAGCAGAGGAAATTTGTTTTTTCAGATACCTCATGTCTCACTGAATCAAGTAACAACCCAACAATCAAATGGCGGAATGACTGATATCTATTTGGATAGTGGGACTTATGTTAAGTCTTTCTACACAATTATGTATGCTCCTTCTTGTACAAAGATACGCCCAATGGGAAGCGTGTACAAACGCTTACATCATAGTATTAATTGGAATAATGCTGTTCCCAAAATAATTCCAGAAGATTGTAAAAGATAGCCCTTCTTTATATTTTGATTATAGAAGATTATTCAAGTTAAAGAATGGGTTATTTCATTTTAGTTTTAGTTAGTTATAGTTTATGACAGAGAAGAAGAATCCGGCCGAGAAGAAGAAAAGAGGGCGTAAATCAGAATACAGAATAGAGTATGCCGATCAAGCTCTAAAGCTTTGTTTGTTGGGTGCAACAGATAAAGAACTCGCCGAATTCTTCTCTGTTTCAGAGCAAACCTTAAACAAATGGAAAAAAGACTATCCCGAATTTCTTGAGTCCCTAAAAAAAGGAAAGAATATTGCGGATGCTAACGTTGCATCTCGGCTATATAATCGTGCTATCGGTTATTCCTGTAAGGCAACAAAATTTGCAACATCTGAAGGAAGAATAACAGACTCAAAGGAATATACTGAACATTACCCACCTGATACGACAGCCGCTATATTCTGGCTGAAGAACCGGCAACCGGAGAAATGGAGAGACAAAAAAGAAGTTGATGCAAATGTGAACCTTGGTGATGAACTGGAAGGATTGAGTGACGAACAACTACAGGCTATAATTGATGGCAAAGAAGAAGAGTAAAAGACAAATATTGATTCGTAAAGCAAAGGCTGCTACCATACTCCGCAAACGAATATCAAAGAAAGACTTTTGGGCGTTCTGTTTGTACTATGATCCGAAGTTTTTCTCTAAACGTCTGTTCCTAAAGAAGGTCGCAGAAGCGTTCATGCGTGTGTATGAATCATACTCTGCTGGTATAATCTACCGTCTTGCTGTCAGCATGCCGCCGCGTGCCGGTAAGTCTTATATATCATCTCTTTTCATAGCTTGGATGTACGGTCACTTTCCGGAAGAATCCGTAATGCGTAATTGTTGTTCTGATACTCTATACAACAAACTTTCGTATGATACCCGTGATATAGTTAAGTCGAAACGATATAAAGAGATATTCCCTGATATTCATCTGAAAGGTGATAAACAGAATGTGAAGAGCTGGAATGTAGAAGGTGCTCGGCAGGTGTCTTATTTTGGTGGTGGTGTTGGTGGCACCGTGATCGGCTTCGGTGCATCTATGCTCGCCATGACCGACGACTTATACAAGAGCCTGGAAGATGCGTTGTCTGATAATAACAATGAGAAAGTATGGTCTTGGAAACAAGGTACACACGATTCACGTATTGAGGGAAGCTGCTGTATGATTGATATTGGTACTCGCTGGTCCTCTAGTGATGTCCTCGGACGTATGGAAGAAGCCGGCAAGTATAATGAAATCATCCGGATCGCAGCTCTCGATGAAAACGATGAAACTTTTTGCGCTGATGTACATACTACGGAATATTACCAGGAACTACGTTCTGAAACCGACGAAAGTATTTGGATGGCCGAATATATGCAGGAACCGTTCGAGGCCAAAGGGTTACTATTCCCCAAATCGTCTCTCATGCGCTTCAAATTAGCCGATATTGCAGGAAAGAAACCTGATGGGACACTCGGATCTTGTGATACAGCCGATAAAGGTGATGATGATTTCTGCGCACCATTCGCAAAGGTATTCGGACCGAGATATTTCATTACCGACGTTCTTTTCACAAAGGATCCTGTTGAAGTTACAGAACCGCGCCTGGCACAGATGGTTATTGATACAGAGTGCGATCAGCTACGCATTGAATCAAACAATGGCGGGCGTATATTTGCTATCAATGTACGCAAACTTGTTACAGCTAAAAAGAAATCGTGTGTTATACAAGCCCGGCCAACAACCCAGCACAAGGAAACACGTATCATCATGAAGGCTGGCTGGATAAAGAAACATTGTGTATTCTTAGACGAATCAGAATACCCTAAAGGTTCGGATTATTGGCGTTTTATGAAGTCACTCACTAGCTACAAGCGTGAAGGTGATAACGCTTATGACGATGCACCGGACGGCATGACAATACTCGCAGAGTTTGCCGAATCAATCGGTCTGAAATTAAAAACATCGACTCGTAAAGTGGGACGTGGATAAATTTTGTATATTTGCAACGTGGAACATGATTCCGCAAGAGATAATACTATTCGTAAGATTCGGATTTGTCACGAACAACCGTGTCACGTCAAAAAAAGACTTTAAAATAATGATGAATGGAAATTCTTTATATTCTTTCCAGCATCTGTACAGTTATTCAATTCGTGCACTGGCTGTATGGGCAACTAAAGAGATCTAAGTAAATAAGCAGATTTTTAGGCAGGGATCATGTCCCTGCTTTTTTCGTATAATATCTTGGCTTTTATATTTTAAGAGAAAAGTATATGCCAGACATTAAGGATATTCTAAGCAATGAAGATTTCGGAAGTATAGTAGGTAATTTATGTGTCGATACACGTGAAAATCGTAATCCTCGCGAATATATGGAGGAATACAACGGCGACAGGACTCGACGTAAAGAATCTGTCGGATATCGCGAACCGAAGAAGATCGCTGTATATTCAGAGACAGAAAAAGAAGTTGATCCCGATACAGGAGAAGAAAAGCCAAGGAGACTAGAGGATAAAACTGTAGAAGTCGCTCAAATTGTGACTAATCTACCAAAGAAGATAGTTCGTACCTCTGTTGCCTTTTTGTTTGGTGGTGAAATGACTATCACAGCTGAAGACCCAAATAACGGTTTTACCGAATTTAAGAATATCTATAAGCGTAAACTCAAGATGCAATCAGTTTTGAAAGAGTTTGCTAGAAAAGTTCTTTCAGAAACCAAAGCAGCTATTGTTTTCTATCCAGTTACCCGGGATGATGGGAAAAGCCAGTTAAAGGTTAAGATTCTTTCTACTCCTAAAGATAGCAATGTCGAATGTGAATTCTATCCACATTTCGACGAGGACGACGATATGGACGGCTTCATCTATAAATACAATGCAGAAGTCAATGGCCGTACTTGTGAATGCGTGAAGATATACACGAAAGATGTTATCTATTCTGGAGTAATGGACGGCGCTTGGCTGGTAAAAAAGACAAAAAACCTCTTTGGCAAGATTCCGGTAGTATATGCCGAGGTCGATTGTCCTGATTGGGACGATGTTGCTAATTTGATAGACAAGAAAGAAATGAGACTTTCCCGCCTATCAGATACTAATGATTACTTTTCTGAACCGATACTGAAAACTTATGGTTTGGCTAATCTTCCGAGCAAAGAAACTGTAGGCAAAGAGTTAAACTTTACTATGGAAGTAGATGCGGATACCGGTAATACATATCACGGTGATGCTGATTACTTAGCATGGCAGCAGTCCTGCGAATCCGTAACACTTGAACTTAACCAATTGGACGATGCCATACACTCCGGAGCTTCCAGCCCTGATTTATCAATGAATAAGTTAATGGGATTAGGTAATTTAAGCGGAACATCTCGCCGATTTATGCTGATTGACGCGGAAATTAAAGCCAGTGAGCAGATGGAAATCTTCGGTCCTGCTGTTCAACGTACCGTGTCAATAGTTCAAGCAGGAATGGCTAATATAACACATACTAAGTATGCATCACAGCTAAATGATAATTTTATTGAGGTGGAGTTTGGCAGTATTCTCCCACAAGACCTGGCAGAAGAACTTAAAAATCTTGAAACAGCATCCCAATTTAATAGCAAAGAGACAATCATTAAAAATTCGCCATATACGGATAATGTTGAAGAAGAGTTGGCCCGCAAGAAGCAGGATGAGAAAGATACAGCTCAAAACAACTCATTCCTAGGAGCTACACTTTAACTATGCCTGTACTTTCTTTCTACGACAAACAGCATATACAGAAAGTTGCTGCACAGCAGGCCGTAATAGCCAATATCTTTAATCAATTTATTCTTTCTGTCTCCCCGTATCTCCGTAAATGGTCTGATGCGGGGAAAAACAACGTTTGGCTACGTAACCAGGGAATAGAGAGTGCGGTTGACCGGGAACTGTTGAATCTTGAATCAATGTTATATGCTAATATTTCCGCATTTCAAAAGGACGGTTGGGAACGAGCAGAAAGGAAGAATGATGATTTTATTTCCCAGTTCATCAAGGGAATGTCTATTTCCAGTGCAACGAAAGATGGAATGTTTACCCATAGTCTATCTGCATTTGAAGCTCTAAAGAACGATATAGACGCTAACGGATTCAAATTATCTGATAGGGTCTGGAACATTACACAACAAACGAAATCGCAACTCGAATTCTATCTTGATAGCGGTGTAATCGCTGGTCGCAATTCAAATGGGATCAGTAGTGATATACGGCAAATTTTGCAAAATCCCCAAAAACGCTTTCGCAGGATCCGGAATGAGAAAGGCGAATTAGTTTTGTCTCAACCGATGAAAGATTACCACCCAGGACAAGGCATTTATCGTTCTGCATATAAGAACGCTCTCCGAACATCTGCTACAACTACGAACACAGCTTATCGTAGTGCAGACTATGAACGTTGGAGTAAACAGGATTTTATACTAGGAATTGAGATACAGCGTTCGGCAAATAATCGCGGACCGTGCAAGATATGTGATGCAATGGTAGGTAGATACCCGAAAACGTTCAAATTTACAGGCTTTCATCCTTTCTGTATCTGCTTCGCTACTCCAATCACAATGGAACCGGAGAACTTTGCTGATTTCTTGCTGAATGATACAGTTCCGAAAGAGCAGGTTATTACAGACATTCCCCAAGGAGCAAAGGATTTTGTCAGCGAGAATAAAGATGGATTGCAATCGGCTTTCTGGTATAAGGATAACTTTACCAATGATGGAGGACTACAAAGAGAAATAGTTTCCCAACCTATTACGAATGAAGTTATAAAGGTTTCTAAACCTAAACGTATCAAGACTGATGCTGAAATTACAGATATTAAACAAAAATGGAATGAACGAAAACTCTATAACAAAATAACCAACACAGAGAATGAAATACGCCTGAATAAAAGCTTTGAGACAGGAGTCTTATTTGACAAGAATGGTAATGTCGTAATCGATAAGCGCGGAGCCAAATATAGTGTTGAGTTTACGGATGAAGAATGTGCGAAGATGAAGGATTGCATTTTTACACATAATCACCCAAGAGGCTGGCAAGAGCCAGAAAAGAGTTTGGGACGAATTGGCAACTCATTCAGTCCGGCTGATATGTATCTTGCAATAGCCCATAATGTATCAGAAATGAGAGCTGTAACACCTAATTATACATTCGCTATGAAACGTCCCGAAGAAGGATGGGGGATTACAATTAGTAAATTCGAAAAGCTAGTGAATCGGGAGAATAACAAACTAAGAGCAGAGTTTACTGCTAGAATCAATAATAATACACTATCCCCAACAATGGCTTCAGTGGTCCATTATCATATATTATGGAAACGGATATCCGAAAAAATGGGATGGAGTTATACAAAAGCGAAAACTCGTTAATTGGATTCTTTTAGGAAGACGAACTCCCCTTTTTGGTCACTTTCTTTTTTGTCATGTACCTGTGAACCATCAAGGTATTTAACAGGAATACCATTAGGGTATGCCGGGCATTTTAATTTATCAAAATTAAAATGCTTGCATTGTGTACACTTAGATATATACACATTGTAATATTCATGTCTATCTTCTATATAATCCATTCTACGCTTTAACTTAATTACAAATGTATGCATTTGATTCTGAAATAAAATATATAAGCAGGAAAAATTTACTCCCAATATATTTTAAGGAAAAAAGTATGAAGATTTTAGCAACCATCAAAGCAGCTTTGAAAAAAGCTGGAATTCCTGAAAAGTATGCGGCCAAGGTGCAAGCTCTTTTTGACATCGAAAGTGAAGAGAATCTGGATAACTATATTGGGCTATTCAAGGATAATATTCTTCCGGACTTGGTATCAAATGAACAAGGCAGTCAAGCCAGTATTGATGCTGCTATTGCCGCTTATGAGAAAAAACACGGTTTGAAGGATGGAAAACCTATTGAGACAACTAAGACTAAAAAAACAAAGAAGCCGAAAGATGACGAAGAAGATGAAGACGAGGACGAAGATCTCGAAGGCTTGCCTGCTTCTGTTGTTAAGTTGTTGAAAGCCCAGCAGAAACAGATTTCCGAGTTGGCTGCATCTGTCTCTACTGTCGCTACAACAGTCACTACTTCTACGAAGCAGGCATCTGCTAAAGCATTGTTTGCAGATTCTAAACTCCCTGCAAAATGGTTCAATCGTATTGATGTCAATTCTGAAACTTCTGTTGAAGACCAGATTAAAGAGCTTCAAGAAGAATTTGCCGAAATCAAACAATCTGTTATTGATGATGAGGTTGCCGGTGGTGATTACAAGCCTAATTCCTACAAGCCCAAAGAACGTTCAGAGAAAGAATGGCTGGAACTAATGGAGGACGAGGAAGGTGCTAATAACGGGACTGCCAGCCTTGGACTTGAAGAATAATAATTAATAATTAAAAGCTATGTTCAGAAAAAAGCAAAGTGAATTTCAGTATGCCCCCGGAATCGAAAAGATTATCGAGGACATTCAGAGCGGTGGAACTATTGCCCGTGCGGAGCTGAAGGGAATCATTGATGAACTTCCTCCGCTTGTTATGGTGGGTAAGGACGCTAACGGTCTTTATCATATTGTTAAGACTGGAAGAGTTACGGCTGTAGCTGCTGCCGATGCGGTGGCTATTCAGGTAGCAAAGAATCATGTGTTTAAAGTTGGGGAAGCGGTTACAATCGGCGGTGCTTTAACTGGAGCTTCCGATGTAATCTCCGCAATCGACAAGACCGCCCCGACCTATGACACAATAACTCTTGCCGGTCCGATTGGGGCTGTGAAAGTAGATGATGTGTTAGTACTTGTAACTGCTAAAGCTGCTGCCAAAGCTGCAAAGTTCAAGTATACCCCGGAGGTTATCACCATGAACAAGGTTGATGTGACCGTAGCTAACCAGCAGTCAGGTCTCTTGGTGCGTGGTACTGTTAATGAAGCAGTAATGCCCTACCCTGTTGATGATGCTATTAAAGCGTTGCTTCATTTTATCCGTTTTGTGTAATCCATTAATTCATAACTATATATGGAAAGAAGTTTAATTAAACAAGTGAACCGTAAGAATATGGGTGCCCGCCTTAACTCGCGTAAGGTTAAGCCGGTGTTTTTCCCTAATTTCTTCGGTGTAAAGCAGAAGAACTCTCTGAAATGGGAGACTCTTACAGGTGAGAAAGGTGCACCGGTTATCGCTGACGTTATTTCATTCGATTCTTCCGCACCTCAAAAGAAACGTGAAGTTATCGGTAAGATGTCAGGTGATATTCCTAAGACTGCTGTAAAACGCGGTATGAACGAAAGTGATTGGAATGAATACCAGCAACTTAGCAGGGATTGTGAAGGTGATTCGGATTTGAAATCTATTCTTGACCTTGCGTTCAAAGATCAGGATTTTGTATATAATGCTGTTCGCGGTCGTTTTGAATGGTGGTGTATGCAGTTGATGTCCAAAGGTGGATTCATTCTCAATTCAAGCAATAACAATGGTATTGTTACCGAAGAATTTGTAGGCTGTGGTATGCCCAATGAAAACAAGAAAGTTGCTGCTGTGGATTGGTCTAAGTCTACAACGGCCGACGGCTTGCAGGATATTGAAAATACCGTAGTTGCCGCTTCTGCCGAAGGTGTTACTATCAAATATGTAGTGATGCGCAAAGATAGATTTGCTCTATTGAAGAAACAGAAGGCTGTTATCGAAAAGGTTAGGGGCTGGATTAATCAGAAAGAAAAGCTGACTATCTCCAAGAAAGTTATCAATGAGTATCTTGCTGCCCAAGAGAATACGGAAGGTGTTCAGATCGTTCTTGTAAGTCCATCCGTTCGTATTGAGAATGCCGCTCATCAACGTACTACAGTAAATCCATGGGAAGCTGCCAATATTTGTTTCTTGGAAGATTTGCAGTGTGGCGACGTTCAGCATGGACCTATTGCAGCAGAACACTCTGTCGAGTACAAGAAGAAAGCTTCCACGCTGAAAAAAGACTTTGTTTTTATCAGCAAGTGGTCTGAACTGGAACCGTTCAAAGAGTGGACTAAAGCGGAAGCTAACGCAATTCCAGTAATCAATGACCCTGATGCAATGTACATCATGAAAACTGATGGCCAGGCATGGACGGAAGGTGAAGATACTGAAAAAACAGACGAAGAGGGTTATTAATCATCTATTATGGCAACAATCAGAGAAACAATACTGGAATATCCCTCCATTGAGGATATGGAAGGCTTCTTGGATAAGGTAGTCTTCGTTAAGCGGGGTATCAACTCCGAAGCAGAATGTACTGCTGAAAGCATGAAGCAAGTCGGTCTTTGTGTCGCTGATACTTATGCCATGATGGTAAACTCACCGGATTTCAGTGAAAACAAGCTTTCTATCACTCATCCTCGTTCTTTTTATATTCAGACTGCAAAGCAACTGTATATAGAGAACGGGGAACCGGAGAAGGCGGCTAAACTTGGCAAGCGAATCATTATCAAAGGAAGGGCTGGTAACAGATGGTAAAACGATATCCACATACAGCGATAGTCACTATCGACGTTAACGGAAAGACAGTAAACGGTGAATGGGTTCCGGGGAAACCGATTGAAATATCCGTTCCTGGACGTTATGATCCTGTAAGTGATGGTACTGTTATCTATAAACGTAATTCGGCTGGTGATGAAGCGCAAGTGCATGGTTATTTCTATACCAAAATTCAGCCTCAATCAGGTAGTAAGTTTTTGCGTTTGAAAGTCGCTTCCAAAGGTATTGACGTACCGATTATCTGTTGGGAACCTTATCAATCACATTCAATTATCAACGTATGAAAAACGGCATGACTCCCCTATTCACCTTTGATGAAATGGAACGCTGGTTCGACCATTTTCAAAGTAAGGCAGAAGATAAGATGCTTGTTTTCCTGCAAGCTGGAGGTGAAAAGTTTATCGAAGTGGCTCGTCGGAGTGGTTCATATAAAGACCAAACAGGTAACCTTAGAAGCTCTATTGGATATATAATAGCCAAAGATGGCGAAGTGGTTACAGAAAACTTTAAGGAGGGCGACAAAGGAACTGATAAGACAACCGGTAAGTATAAAGGTCGTAGGCTTGCAGAAGAAGTCTCACTGTCGTATACTGGTGGTTATGTATTGGTAGGTGTTGCAGGAATGGAATATGCGGCTGCCGTGGAAGCTAAAGGATATGAAGTCGTTTCAGGGGCTAATACGCAATGTGAGAAATATCTAAGAGATACATTGAAATCTGTTTTTAGAAAGATTTGATTATGGATGAATTCGACGCTGTAGATATAGTCTACGATGCTGTGATTACTGCAAAAACTAATGTTATGATTTACAAGGATGCATCGGAATCGGGTGTTACTAATGAACATATCATTATCAATCACCTGCAATTGAATGAGCTCGACTTCATTAATAAAGTGCCTGTTAACGTCAATATCTTTGTCCCTTTGAATGAAAACGGCATGCCCCGACGTCAGCGCATGAAGGAACTTAGGCGTAAGGTAAGGAAATCGCTTGATTCAATCAATAGCAATGACGGTACATGTAAAGAAGTGACAGTTCTCTGGAGTGTTCCAATGCCGGACTTGAAAGAGGGCTTTGCTTGTACAAATATTAGATTAGAAATTTTAATAGATCAATAATTATGGCAGGAGAAGTAAGACCTATCGCTATGGGCGTAGGTAAAATTAAATTCGGAACAGTCGGTGACGGTGTTCCAGGAGCGGACCTCAAAGATTTTCCTCTTCCGACAAAAGGAAGTGTTGCATTTAACTTTGCAGATCCCAAGGAAGTGAAGATTGAAGTAGAAGGTAGTGAAGAACCCCTTTATGTTGAGCTGGTGAAAGATACAACAGATTATGTTGAGTTCTCCATCCCTACTCCATCCAATGAAGTCCTTAAAGAACTGGCAGGCGGTGAAGTAGATACAACAGGAGGAAAAAACATTTGGAAAAAGCCTATTAACACTCCCTCTATTTCAAAAACGTTTCAGTGCGAGACATTGCCTAAAGACGGAAAGAAAGTGGTTTATACCATCGTCAATGGTAAAATTGCCTCAAAGATTTCACAGGCTCCGGGATCAGAGCAGGCAGAGTTGTTACTTGTTCGTGTATATATGCAGTCTGCTATTACTGCAGAAGGTAAGAGACAGACCGCTTTCATGCGCGAAGTAGTTAGCATTCTTGAAGGTGGAGAAGCTCCCGCAAATGCAGCGAATATCGAGGGCGGAGAAGCTGCCCCAAGTGCAGCTAAGAAATAACTAATTGGATTCCTGTATAGCTTAGTTGGTAAAAGCGCTACATTGGTTATGTAGATACCGGCGGTTCGAATCCGCCTGCAGGAGCAAACTATTGAAGAATGGAGCCGAAAGTATTGAAAGTTAGTCGCGAATAACTGAATGTATTGCCTGGAAGTACAACGGGCTAGGCTCCTTGAGGAAATTATGAGTATAAAGAACTTATTTCAGCAAGAATCGGAATCCGTAACGGAGCAGCCTGTCAAGATTCCATTTGATTTTACTAACCGAGATTCTATTCCGAAAGGAAAGGATCCCGGTGATTGTATTGTAATAAAGCCTATCACTGTCCGGACATGGTTTAGAATTCGTCCACTTCTCCTTGAAATTGAAAAAGAAGATATTGATAAAATGATTGTTAAAGATGGTGAGCTGAATGCTGATTTTCCAGAATTGATGAATAAATATGGAGGACTACTTCTCGATGTCGTTTGCCTGGGCATTCATAACAAGCCAAGTGATCCGCCGGCATGGTTTAAAAACGCCCTCATTGACAATACGACATGGGAGGATATACGCATATTATTCAATGCAATCATATATCGCATAGGGTACCACCCTTTTTGTACCTCTATCACGATGCTTCGGAACGTGAGCCCGCTACGAGAGACGGAGATAATAGCCGCTCGGAAGAATCTGCAAAGCTGGAAGGATATAACCAAAGCAGATTCTTAGTTATTGCAAAGGAAGCTCTAGGATTAACGTTTAATCAGACGTTGGATAGTAGCTATGGATTAATAGAAATATTGCTTCAGGAGTACTCATTTGTGATGAGACAGCGTAATAAGACGACTGACGAAGACGGAAATGTTGAAGGACGAGATTATGAGTGGGTAGAACTTCCGTCTTTTGATGACCCTAGTAAGACAGTCAGGATAAAGAAATATAACGATATTGCTGGAAAGGTCAAACGATAAGGTAATTTGCCATTATGTTTATATATTAGGTTAACTGTTTTTTTATAAATTGGTTTAGAGTATGTTTTCTAGTCCCTTGTATCTGTGAAGATATGGGGGATTATTTTTTAATCTCCTGAAGCTTCTGATTGAGAGATGCATTATCCCGCTGTAGATTCTCAATCAATCTTTTCTGATAAGCGAGCATCCCTTCAATTCTTCCTTCATCCTTACCCTTCTTGTAAGCAGCATTAATTTCTTCTTCTGTGTAGTTCCTTTTATTCGCTACAGATACGTTCTCATTTTCCTTGGTCATGGCGCTAATGAATAGTAATTTATATATTATAGAAAAAGGCTATCTCTCCCCTATTCTTTCCGACCAAGGAACATAATCTATTGCAACGCATTAGGATTATGTAGCAAAGGGAATTGATAGCCTATATTGTGGTATAGTAGGCGAATCAACTCCCTAATACGTTGAAATAAAAATCGTTCCTTGGTCTTAGAACACTGCAAAGATGCTTATTCTTCTCGAAATAGCCAAATTTTACCTCCTCTTTATATTTTAAGAATAAATGCTATATGGGTATTCAGAATAAAGATGGTGCGTTATATTTCGCTACAGGTATAGATAATTCAGGGCTATATTCCGGGCGTCAAGAAGCGATGGGAATCATAAAGGCAATGGCCGGTGAAATTACCGCTTTTGATGTATTCGGAGGGATTGGCATTAGTGCGGGAATCGCTTTTACTCAAGCAGCCAAAGAAGCATATAACTTCGAAAAGCAGTTCCAGCAAAGCATGAAAGAAGTTGCTACTCTTTCAAGCGGGATAAAAGGCAGTCTTACCGATTTTATGAATAGCGTTATTGATATGACTAGAGAGGTTCCAGTCGGAGCCGTAGAGTCAGCGAAAGCACTATATCAGATTGTATCTGCAGGACATGATGGAGCGGATGCTATGAATATTCTAAAAGTATCTGCTAAGGCTGCTATCGGCGGCGTTACAGAAACGGCTACTTCGGCAGATGCTATCACTACAATTCTTAATGCATATAAAAAAGGAGCTTCTGAAGCAGAATCTGTTTCTGATATGTTATTTACCACAGCCAAGCTTGGTAAAACTACAATGGGAGAACTTGGAAAGAGTATTGCTCAAGCTGCTCCCATTGCCTCGTCCTTCGGTATTGATATTGAAGACGTGCTAGCAGCTGTCGTATCAATAACCAAACAAGGTGTTCCAACAGCCGAAGCGATGACTAAAATACGTGCGGCAATTATGGGAACGGCTAACCATTTAGGTGATGCAGCCTTTTCCGGACGTTCTTTCCAGGAAGCATTACAGCTGATCTATAACGAAGCAAACGGAAGTACTACAAAAATGAAAGAATTATTGGGTACCGACGAAGCTTTACAGGCTGCACTAATGATAACCGGACAAAATGCAGTAGGTGCTGCGTCCGATCTGGAACAAATGAAAAATGCAACAGGTGCCGCAGAAGCTGCTTTTATAGAAATGTCCTCATCAGCCGAGAATCAAATGAAGCTTCTTGGTAATAATATAACAGCTGCCCTTCGCCCGTTAGGAAAAGAAATCTTAAAGGAAATATCTGCCGCAGCACAATCTATGAATGAAGCCTTTGCTGACGGAAGCGCTCAAGAAGCATTGAAAGAAATAGGAGCATTAATAGTTGTTGTTACGACTGCCCTTGCAGGATACAAAGGCAGTATTCTTGCTGTAAGTACTGCTAAGCAAGTATATGCAACGGTAACAGCAATTGTAAATCGACAGCGTGCTATTGAGGCCGCTGATTTAGTCCTTAAGAAAGGCTTGTACGCTATTGAGGCAACAATGATTGCAAAGAATACATCTTCTCGTATCTTATTGACAAAAGCCCTCAAAGCTCAAACTATTGCACAACTAAAAAATGCTGCTGCAATGTTAACTAATCCTTATGTATTAGCTGCAGCTGCTTTTGCTGGACTTGGATATGCCATTTATAAGTGTGCTACCGCTGAAACTGAAGCAGAAAGGGTACAAAAGAGATATAATAAAGTTGTAGAGGAACAAACTCAACAATTGGACGAGTTGAAAAATAAAACAAATAGCCTAGTTTCTATTGTTCAGGATGAAAATTCAACACAATATGACAAAGTTAAAGCATATAAGCAACTTCAAGCTCTAATGCCAACCGTCTTCTCCAATATGGATATTGAGACATTGAAACTTATGGATCATCTCTCTTTGAATAAACAAATTAATAATGAAATAAATAGAAGAGAAAGAATTGGGGCAAAGACTAATCTTGTATTAGCCCAAAATAAACTTAATTCCATAAATTCACGTCTTGACAAAACAAGCAAAGAACAGGCTGAATCTCCTAGTGGACAAAAGGCCGCCGTTATTCAAAAAATTCAAGAGGAAAAGAGAATAGCAGAAGAAGAACTAAAAATTGCCCAAAAACGTGTTGATGAAATTCTTAGTATTCAAAAAGAAGCAGAAGAGAAATCAAAGCCTAAAGAATTAAAAATAATCTCCCTTCAAAGTAATATCAATACATTAAAAGCTGAAATTTCGGAGCTTCAATCACTCGTAGAGAAGGAACAAGAAGAAAATAATGGTTGGTCTCCAAACGCGTGGTTACTTAAAGCAAAAAAAGGTCAGCTTTCCACCAAAGAAAAGGAAATGAAGTCTTTACAAGGCAGTGGGACCAGTAAAAAAGTAGAGACTAAAACAGATAAAGCCTTTTGGACAAAGCAAAAAGAAGATGCGACGAAAGCATTAGACTCAATCGCTTCGTCTCAAAAGAAGTTGATGGACGCAGGGAACTTCAAAGGAATAGATTCTACTGTGGTGAAATCCTATAAAGAAAATGTCAAGAAGCTAAAGGAGGCTGAAAAAGAATTAAAAGTCTATGATTCATCTTCCAAGAAGGATGACCAAGCGAAAAAGCTACGTGAAGAACAGGAGAAATATAAACTCCTGCTAGATAAGCAGAATAGAGAGCAACAGCGTATGAAAGAAGACTCTGCAAACCAACTAGAGCAGCTTGAAATAAATAAGCTTAAAGAGAGCAGTGAAAAGGTTCTAAAACAAAGGGAACTCAATCATAAACTAGAATTACAGGCTATCGATCGCGAAGCTGAAGACAAAAAGTTAAAAGTGATTGAAGATGCTCGTTCCGCCTTTGATGCTAATCCTGACAATAAAGATAAAATCTTCAATGCATCAGCATATGTCAAGTCAGAGCCAGTAAAGAAACAGTTTGATGCATTTGATAAAGTTGCTAATGAAAAAAAGGAAACTACAGATTTAAAGTACAATCGTGGGGATGATTTAGCTGATTTGCTGAATCAGTATCAAGACTATACGGACCAACGCCTTGCTATTGAACGAAAATTCAACGAAGATATTGCCACCTTGCAGGAACAACGTAAGCAAGCGGTTAAGAATGGAGATACAGAACAGGTTGAACAAATTGATCGGTCTATTGCTCAAGCAACAAAGAACAAGGGAATGGAATTGATGGGCCTGGATTACGATAAGTTGAAAGAGTCTCCGGAGTATGTTCGTGCATTTGAAAATCTGAAAGAAACGTCTTCTGAAACTCTTAATTCTCTGCTTACTCAATTAGAGAATGCAAAGAGTACGGCTGCCAAAGTTCTTTCCCCGGACCAGCTTCGCGAATATACTAGTACTATTCAATCAATTATGGATGAATTGGATTCACGTAACCCGTTTCAATCATTATCTGACAAGAAGAAAGAATTAGCAGAAGCAGAGGAAGAGTTAGCTAATGCGCAAATGGAATTAGAGAATGCCCGTCAGACTGCCGAGGCTGTCAAGGGTGGAGCACAAATAGAGAATGGTGTCAAGTCCTCAAAATTCAACGAAAAGACTGGTAAAATTGATTCCACAAAAGCTTATCTGACCGAGGCACAGGCTTTGGATAAAGTAAAAGAAAAGACTTCGAGATACAATGAGGCGAAAGATAAGGTGGTACAGAAGGATGCTAAGGTAAAGAAAGCAGAGAAAGATGTAAAAGCACAGTTAGATGAATTATCAGACGCATTAACTGATGTTGGAAAATCAATCGGTGGACCGGCTGGTGAAATTATCTCATTGATTGGTGAAATAGGGACCTTTGCATTGACTGCTATGAGTGGTGTTGAAATGGCAGCAGATACATCGGCTAACGCTATCAGTACAGTTGAGAAGGCATCTGTTATTCTTGCTGTTATTAGTGCCGTTATACAGGTAGCAACAAAGATTTTCAGTATGTTCACTAAGGACGATACGACAGAAAAATACGAGAAAGCGAAAGAAACGTATGAATCCTATATTAATATTCTTGATCGGATAATTGAGAAACAGCTGGAGTTAGCGGAGACCTTGACAGGAGATACCGCAAACGCTGTTTATGAAGCTGCTATTGCCAATATCAAAGAACAAAGCGCAAATGCCCGAGTACTGGGGCAACAATACTTAAATTCTGGTGCTTCTGGAAAGTCACACTCAAAGGGTTATGATGAAGTAGATGATATGTCCGGTGAAGGTTGGAAACAAGCTGCAGAGGCATTAGGCATGTCCGTAAAGGAATTTAAAAAGAAAATGGGTGGTCGTATGACTGGATTATTTGATTTGACCGATGAGCAACTTGCGGAACTTCAGGAACATGCCGGTATCTTCTGGTCTCAACTTGATTCAGACACGCAGAAATTTGCAGATCAAATCGCAAATGGTGTCGGACAGGTAGCGGAGGTGCTGGAACAGCAAATAGCTGATACCACGCTTCTTGATTACAGCTCTCTTCGTTCAGACTTTCAGGACTTGCTTAATGATATGGACGCCGATTCTGCTGACTTCGCTGATAACTTCGAGGAATATATGAAGAATGCCATCGTAAATTCTATGCTTAAAGAAGAATTCATGGACAGCTTAATGGCTTGGAGAGAAAAACTTAACAATGCTATGGATGACGGTGTGACTGAAGATGAGTATAATGCACTGAAGGCAGAAGAGCAACAGCTCTCTAATGAAATGAAAGCAAAACGAGATGCAATGGCAGAAATGTTCGGCTGGAATGATAACGACGATGAGCGTGAGGCATCAAAGAAAGGATTTGCTTCAATGTCGCAAGATTCAGCCAACAAACTAGATGGAAGCTTTGCTGTAATGACTTCGCATACTTATTCTATAAATGAGGAAGTTAAGAGTATTAATTCAGGAACAGAGAAAATAGCAGAGAAACTGTCATATCTAATAAATATGGATAAGAATATGGCTGAAATGCTTCGGGGTAATGATACTATTGTTTCCCATTTATCGGATATCTCCAATTACACATCTAACCTTGTGGAAATAAGAGAGTTCATGTACGCTGTAAAGCTGGGAATAGACACGTTAAACACTAAAGGTATAACACTTAAGCGATGAAAGGGCAATTACTAATAGACAGAATAGATGCTTATATCAGTTTGGGTATATGTATTACAAAGGGAAGTTATAATAACCTGGTAGCATTTCCAACCATGAAGGAACCGGACAAGAATGATTGGCCGGAAGAAGACGGACAGGAATTTGATCTTTCTAGTCCTACATTGGATACGGCTGAAGTAAGCATTGAGTTTGCATATATAGGCAGTTTGGGTATTGGTGGACTGATTGATATACTTTCTGACTTGAGTTATCATGAATTTTACTTTCCCTTAATCGGCAGGAGTTATAAGTTACGTCTGTCTTCCCAAAGCAGCTATGTTATTAATCCGGGCCTTGAAGTTGCTAAATTTATTTTTAGTAACGACTTCCCCCGAGAAGTCGATTACGAATACCAGGAGCCCGTAAATGAGCTTCCAATGCCTAAAGGTTACGAGATTGATGACAAAGACTTATCCGATTATGGCGTAGTCGTATTGCAAGGTAGCAATGCTGAAATACTAAAGGCTCCGACGGTAAAAAAGAACCTATTACAGAATTTCAAGCGTCAAGACGGAGCAATCTACGATGGTGAAGTTGTGAAATTCCAAACCAAAGAAGTATCTCTCAAATGCCTGATGCGGGCCGGGACGGTTGAATTGTTCTGGCGTAATCACGATGCCCTACTCCATGATTTAACACGGCTATCTGCTAAAGTCGATGATGAAGGATATGAGTATTCCGACGCGGAACGTATATTTTATTGTGATGAATGGAGTGAAAGCTATCCCTGCTATTATAAAAGTTGTCAGACGAATGATTTCATGCTAAATAACGGTGTATGGTGGGAATTTACCTTGAAACTCGTATTTACCAGCTTTCGGATCGGAGAAACGGAGTTCTTGCTTTCATCCGAAGCGGGCGAATTTATCATAACAGAGGACGGAGAGTTTTATATAGATTTAAATTGATTTGCTATGCCATTAAAGAAGAAAAAAATATCAGAACTGAACGAAGCCAGCGACATGAAAGGCTTCTTCACTATCGGCTACCGAGTAATCAACGGAGTTAAGACTAGCCTTAAATTTGGTTTAGAGAAGATTCAGACTGCCTTGGATAATATGCTCAAGGCTACGAGTGATGCACAAACAGCAACTACCGATATGAGGCAGTTAGAAGCCACAGTTGAAGAGAATGAATCGACTCGTGAAACTGCTGAATCCCGTCGTAATGCTTCCGAACAATCCAGGCAGACAGCCGAAACGAATCGTTCTCGTGAAGAGCAAGCCCGGGAAGTTGCTGAATCAGTACGTATCACTAATGAAAATGCACGTAAAACCGCTGAAAGTGGACGCTCTACTGCTGAAACTGCACGGGACAATGCAGAAAAGAAACGTGTAACTGACGAAGGTACACGAGAATCTAACGAGCAGGTTAGAAAGAATGCTGAAACAGCGAGAGGCAATGCCGAATCCGAACGTGTGACTAATGAGAATGCACGCAAATCTGCCGAAACTTCCCGTGTGTCCGAAGAAGATAAAAGAAAGACTTCCGAAACAGAACGTGTTACGGCTGAAACCGGACGTTCCTCTGCTGAAAATATCAGAAAGCAAAATGAAGATGCGCGTAAGACAGAAGAAGCGGCCCGCGTAACTGCTGAAGATAAACGGGTAATTGCTGAATCCGGACGTGTTGATACAGAAGCTGAACGTGTCTCGGATGAACAAACACGTAAAAGTAATGAAGATGCACGCAAGACCGCTGAAACAGGTCGTTCTTCTGCTGAATCGGAACGTGTGAAGGAAGAAGACAAACGAAAAACTGCGGAGAGTGGTCGTTCTTCCGCTGAATCTACCCGTGTTTCTGCCGAGGATAAGCGGAAAGCAGATGAAGCGACAAGGGAAACGAATGAAACCTCACGTGTGGCTGCCGAATCTGACCGTGTTACCGTCGAATCTGAACGTGTATCTGCCGAAACTGCCCGCAAGTCAGCGGAGACAGACCGGGTGTCAGAAGAAAGTAAGAGAAAGACTGCTGAAACTTCCCGGGCTACGGCTGAAACTTCCCGGGCATTCGAAGAAGACAAGAGAAAGCAGAATGAAGATGTGCGTAAAACTGCGGAAGGTACTCGCGGATCAAATGAGGCTAAGCGTGTAAACGCTGAAACGGAGCGCGTCGAAGCAGAGTCTCAACGTAAGTCAGAGTATGCCGGTATTGTGCAGGAAATGACACAGGCAACAGAAGAAGCCACGGCAGAGCTTGAAGCCGTTAAGAAAGCTACTAACGATGCAAATGCCACTAAAAATGCGTCTGTTGAGCAGACAGCCCTCGCTAAGAAAGCCACGGATGCGGCTAATACTGTGGCTGGTAGTGTTAATGAAGCCAAAGAAGGAGCTAAGATTGCAGCGGCAGGCGCCAATGCCGCTAAAGCTGAATCGGAAGCTCAAACTGCCTTAGCGAAGAAAGCGACAGATGACGCAAATGCAGCCAAGGATGCATCTGTAATACAAACAGGGTTAGCAAAGAAAGCCACGGACGATGCCAACGCAGCAGCATTGGCCGCTAACAATGCTGTTTCAGGAGTTGACGCAAAAGTGAAAGCTGCGGTTGATGCGCTTGTTGCCGGTGCTCCGGATGCTCTCGATACACTTATTGAATTGGCGAATGCCCTTAACAATGATCCTAACTTTGCCACGACGATGGCAACAGAGCTAGGAAAGAAACTTAATATTTCTGATATTGTTAATAATCTGACAAGTGGAGGGACTAATAAAGTCCTTTCCGCCGAACAGGGAAAGGCATTGAAAGCAGCTTTGGACTCCCATAACCATGATAGTCGATATGAACTGATTATCACTAAACTTACAGCTTTTAATAAAGATTTTGGGACTAGTGCTGGGACTGTATGCGAAGGTAACGACGCCCGGTTAAGCAATGCAAGAACTCCGTTAGCTCACATGCATAAGAAAGCGGATATTAGCGACTTCCCAACCTCGATGCCGGCAAGCGATGTATCTGCATGGGCGAAGGCTGCTAGTAAACCTAGTTACACAGCGAGCGAAGTAGGTGCATCTCCATCTAATCACAATCATGCTGGTACTTATGAACCTGCATTCACTAAGAACTCTGCTTTTAATAAGAATTTTGGCAGTGCGGAAGAAACCGTATGCGAGGGAAATGATGCACGTCTAAGTGATACACGTGTACCGAAAGCGCATACACATAAGGTTTCAGATATTAGCGATTTCCCTTCTTCTATGCCGGCAAGTGATGTTTCATCGTGGGCGAAGCAGCCGAATAAACCTTCATATACAGCTTCCGAGGTTGGTGCTTCTCCGTCTAATCATACTCATGCCGGAGTGTATCAGCCAGCAGGTAGTTATGCAGCGAGTTCGCATACACATGGAGCAACGGATATTACTCCGGATAGTACTCACCGCTTTGTTACCGATACAGAAAAAGAGACCTGGAACAGTAAGGCTGCGGGAAACCATAATCATGATTCTACGTATCAACCAAAAGGGAATTATGCAGCTTTATCACATAAGCATTCGGCATCTGACCTCACGGATGATTCTACACATAGATTTGTCACGGATTCAGAAAAGGCAAATTGGGATAGTAAGGCTGCAGGAAATCACAACCACGATTCAGTATACCAACCTAAGGGTAGTTATGCTGCAAGTTCTCATAAACATACAGCGACGGACGTTGAAGAAGATTCGACTCATCGTTTTATGACGGATGCAGAACGTACAAAACTTAGTGGAATAGCCTCCGGAGCTAATAATTACTCTCATCCGGCTTCTCATCCAGCATCAATGATTGAAGAAAGTACTACTAGAAAATTTATGACTGACGCAGAGAAAACTTTACTAAGTTCTCTCGGAACAAATTGTGCGTTGAAAGATTTTTCCAATGTTACGACAC